GAGCTGAGAGGGGGCGTGGTCCCATCTGCTCCGTCAGCACCATCGGCGCCGTCCATTCCGTTGGCCCCGGCAGGGCCCGTCGAATAGGTGAGGGTGTTCCAGTTGTCGACCCCGTTGCCCACTTTGAATTTGCGATCGTCGGGGTGGCCCGAATCAATCACCACGCCCAGCTCGCCCGTCGCGAGAATAGGGTTAACGGTTGACCAAGCCAAGGCAGTGTCATTGCGAGTTTGAATCTGGACCGCCATTAGGCACCGCCTCCGTCAATGGGGTGAACCCCGCCGTAATTTGAATCTGCTTTGCCGCCGTCCACATTTCCACTGAGCGCCGACTCAGAGACCTGCACGCGGAAAGCATACTCGGATTTGTCGCCCGTGACGAGTTCAACTGCGGATTTGCGGAGAGCCTCTCCCCAGTTATCATCAACGGCCATTTAACTAATCCTCATCGATTTAACGTCTTTTTCGGCAATGTCAGGTGGCACAAACCAAAGCGTCCATCGGTCTCCGTCCCAAACAGGCGCGCCGTAGATCTGCACGCGCATGCGAATCCGCCCGAGAAACTTCGTCAGCTCCTCGGGCGTCTTGGCCTGAACAAACCGAAGTCGTGTGGTCGGGGGTATCGCCACCTAGCTCCTCACTCTTTGGCCTTAGGGTACTCGAACCCACTCGGGCTCGATCCGCTCGCCGCACGCGCGGTAGCCGAAGCAGACCGGACCTCTCCACCATGCAGGGTGTTCTCGGCGAACGGCGCCGAAGCGGGCGGGGGTGCGCTATGGTTGACGACCTGGGCCACGCTTAGTGCGTTCGGTCCGGACCCAACCTCGGCGAGCACTCCACCGGATACCGACTTTCCCGCCTCGGCCTGGGGCTTAACCACCTCGGGGGATGGGCTGGCCGCAGGGGAAGACGGTTGAGGCGTGGTGGGCTTGTGAGCGTGTCGCTTCGACATGGTTGACTACCTTTATGGGTTATTCGAGAGAGTCGCGACGAGCGTGGCGGCGGGCGGATAGTCCGCGTAGCTAACGGTCGTAACGGCATGGGCGGGATTCAAGATCATTTGCGACTCCCTGGGTTATTTAATTTTTGTTTAAAATGGCGAGGCCGGGAAGGAAATTAAACCCGTGCCTCGCCTGACTCAAGACCGAACCGTTACGCGCCGACCTTGCAACCATGCACGATCACGCGAGCAGAGCCCGCAGTGTTGGTGCCGGTGACGTCGAGCTTGATCTCTTTACCAGCGACCGAGTAGTACTTGGCCGCAGGCACGACGTAAATGTCCAACGCGTCCGTAGCTCCTGCGGTCTGCACGCGCTGATAGGCGCCGCTGAACTTGGCATCCCAGCTGTACATCCCAGGCGTGCCGAGAGTCATCGAGAGCGAGCCGTCGACGTAGCCGTCGGCGTCGTCATCATCGCCGATATCGAAGTTGCTCGTGCCGGTGATGGCAACGTCAACAATCGAATAAACCTTGGTGATGAGGGTGCCCGCTTCGATCGACATCACGTCGCCGTCGACGAAAGGCTTGGCGTTACCAGCGGAGAGGCCGGATGCCGAACCCTTACCGGCGGTGCCGTAGAAGTAGAACGTCTTAGACCAGCACTCACCCTGGAAGCCAGGACCGGCGGCAAGAGAGTGGGTGGGTGCGAAGGCGGCAAGAGCCGCCAGAATGAAGGCCAAGCCGAAAGTGAAAGAACGCATGTTTTTAACCCCTTAGTTAAAGTTTTGCAAAAATTTGTAAAGTGGTTGAGAGCGAATCAGGCGAGCACCACCAACCCTAATGGTGCTCGCCCGAAGCTTTCGCTTTAGCTAATGGTGACGACGCGGAGACCGTCGAGCTGCTTGAGCCCGTACAGCGTGTCGAGGTTAACGCGGGTGGCGCGCTTGCCTTCAACACCCAAGTCGTATTCCTTGACGTCCATCCCCTGCTGAGACGCCATCGTCATGAACGAGCGATGGAACAGGTGGGTCACATTCCCGACGAGAGTCGTGAAGTGCGGCATGAACCCGAGCAGCTGGGCAGGGATCTGGCCGTTCTGGAGAGGACCACCAGCGACCAGGAAGTCGCTCGACGTGAAGCCGACGATATTGAAAATATCGTTCAGCTGAGCGGAGCCCAACACCATGTGGCGGTCGGCGCCTGGCACGTTCTGCGTGTCGAGGAGTTCCTTGCCCGCGAGCAAGTCAGCGAGAGCAAGCGTGGTGCCCGACGTGTACGCGATCGAGTGATCGGGCGTAGCAGCGTTGGGGACAACGGTCTCGATGATGGTGCGCTCGATCTTTTTAAGAATCGAGTAGATCGCCATCTGGCGGAGCTTGTCCATGTGGGGCAAGCTCTGGAGGATGGCTTTCTTAGTGACGATGAAATCCTTCACGACGCGCTTGTTGATGACAAGCTGCTGACCCGACACCGTGAGTGCCTTGGCGTCCGCGCGTTCGTCTTCGGCAAGCTCTTCGCCTTCGTCGAACTCAGGGAAGGAGGAGATGTTGACCCGGTCGCCCAGGTCAGAGATCTCGCCCTGGTAGTCGGTGGAGATCACCGAGCTGAAGGCAAGGTCGGCCAAAAGAACGTCGTAGTAATTCGCAGACCAAACCTCTGGCACGATCGCCGAAAGGTTTGAACCAGCTGTCATGATTTCGTCGCCAGGGCACATAGTGAACTCTCCTCAGTGAAAGCTAGCCGCGACCTGCGACTCGCTGTTGTTGGTACTTCTTCATAAGCTCCTGATACGGGCCCATGTTCTTGGTTTTGCGACCTTCGCGTTCTGCCGCAATTAAATCTTGGGGGGTGATCGCGCCGCCCGAATCGACGACGCGTGCTCCAGTGGTGTTGACGTTTGGCGCGACTTTGTCGGCGAAATAATGCGGCTTGGCCGCTTTCAAACGTTCGGCGAATTCGCCGACACCCAGGACGTTGATCTTGCCTGTACTGGTAGTCTCAATGCGAAGTCCAGATAAGTCAAGTGCCTCAAGATCCGACTCCGCCTCCGGGCGGATTTGCAAACCCATCGAGGTGAGCTTGGACTTCAGTGCGGTCGTGCGTTTCTCCTCGACGATCGCATCTTGGATGCGCTTATTTTCAGCCTTCAGCGTTGCGACTTCAGTCTCGCGTTGTTCCGAAAGAGTCTTGTAGTCGTTCGACTCTTTCAACTTCGCATCGGACGCCGCCTTAATTTGTTGCTCCAATTCAGCCGCGCGGGTCTTGTGCTTGAGCATGTCGTCGATCGCGCGTTGGTGATCGGCCGGATTGATCGTGGTCGTTGGGGGCGGCGTGACAGTCACGGTAGCTGGGGGTGGTGTAACAGTAGGCGTGACAATTTCGTCGGGGCACATAGAGAACTCCTTAGGGCGAGGCACACCTCGCTTGAGTGGTGAAGGGCACGGCCCTTCGATGGGGTTGGGGACACCGAATTGGGCACGGCCCGACATCGGCAAGAGCACGGCTCTTTGAGTACAGAAATTAAAAGCTACTCTCTTTTATTTGCTTGTCGAATGATTTTTTCTAGGCGTGTCTCGTACACGTCCCGGATCGCCCGCATGATGGTGACCGACCACTCCTCACCATCGCCCGGAACCATGCGCCGTTGTGGCATTTTACCCAAACCCTCGTTGTGGATTTCGGCAAGCTCCGCGTGTTCGCCACTCCGCACGAATCCCACCTCGACCGCCTGCCCTCGCACGCGGAAACCAAAGAGCGACAACATTTTGCCGGTAAGGGACAGATTCACCGGCCTGACGTTTTTGTCGCTGAACTCAGTGCGCGGGTTAGTCTTGATCGTCTGCTTGTACGTGTCCGAGTACCCGTCGAACCGACCGTAGCCGCGTACTGGGCTTTGCCCCTCGGAGATCATGCGCTTGGCCTCGTCCACCACGGTTTGCCCAATCGTGTTCGCGGTCGTTTGGTCGACGAACGAATCGAGCAGCTCTAAGATTTGAAACCTGACCGTGGTCTTAACCTTTGCCATGTCGCCCCCATCAAAGAAGTTTAAACAGGTCTTGGTCGTCGAGCAAGCTTGCGAGCGCAGGCGTGCGCGCGATCGTCGCCTTAATCTCAGCCCGGCTCATGTCAGGGAAGTAGTCATCGAGCACGGTGTAGAGATCGGCTTTGGTCTCGACGTCCTCGAAATCTGCCGCGTCGAAATCAACCGCGTCCGCGATAGCATCGGCGATGATTTTCTCGGCACCGGATTGGATCGAATCCGAAAAGCTTTGGCCTACGTCGGGTAGTAAACGCCGTTGAGGTAGAGGCGATTTCCCGGAAAGGTTATTGTGACCGTCGGCTTTGCCTGCTTCGGCGCCGAACCACCCAAGCTCGATGCCCTTGTTGGTCTCCTCAAACGTGAGGCCGTCCAATAAGTCACCACTGAGTTCCAGATTCGCTTTGCCCGCATGGCCCTCGGCTACTTTCTTTTTGCGATAGATCGGCGACAGCGGGTCGAACGACCCCTCTCCTGCCACCGAGCTTTGCCCCTTGGCCGCAGAGGAGAGGAGCGACTCGACTAAGAACTCGCCTACGTCCTGCTTAACCCGCGACTGGATTCT